GGCTTCTACGATTTATACGAAAGAAATAAATTAACACCCGAACAATTAGAAAGACTAGAAATAAAAAGACCACAATCAGAATTCAGTGACGGACCACCATGTATAGAATCATTAACACAAACAAAATTAAAAGATGGAAGAGATAGAGTTATCTATCAATACATTCAATACGCAAAAAGAAAATGGCCAGAAGATTGGCCTAACAGAATTAATAAATTTAATTATAATTATTTTGATCCACCACTAGACGACAAAACTATTCAAGACAAAATAAAGTTTCACAGCAAAAAAGAATTAGGTTTTAAATGTAATGAGGAACCTATGTGTAATCACTGTGATAAAAAATTATGTAAGTCTAGGGAATTTGGAATTGGTGGTGAGTCTGTATTTCCAGAACTAAATGATTTACAAAAAGTAGAATTAGACGAACCATATTATTGGGTTAATGTAGATGGTGAAAGAGTTAAGTTAGATAACATAGATTGTTTAATAGACCAAAGATTGTTTAGAAGAACAGTAACAAAACAAATAAATAAAAAACCACCAAGAATTAAACCAAACGAATTTGACAAGTATGTAGATTTATTGCTAGCTGGTGTTGAAATAGTTAAAGCTCCACAAGGCTCTTCTATTTTAGATCAATTACAAGATCATTTAGAAGAGTTTTGTTCTAACAGAACAGCTAAGTCTACAACTAAAGAAGATATTTTACGTGGTAATGTATGGACTCATGAAGGAAAACATTATTTTATATTTAGTAAATTTTTTCATGGATACTTACAAAGAAAAAAATGGGGAGAGAAAGCACAGCCTACACAACAAATGTTAAAAGAACATTGTGATTGTAAAGATGATAGACTTACTATAGGTAAGAAGCGACCTAGTGTCATGATAGTAGATGCATTTGAAAGACCAGAACAAAACTACACACAGAAAAAATTAAAAGAGGACGATCCATTCTAATGAAAACAATTGTATTAGGACCACCAGGAACTGGAAAAACTCACACACTTTTAAATAAAGTAGATGATTATTTAAAACAAACTGATCCAGATAAAGTAGGTTATTTTGCATTTACTAAGAAAGCAGCTAACGAAGCAAAGGACAGAGCAATGGATAAATTTAATTTATCTGAAGATGACCTTCCATATTTTAGAACTTTACATTCATTGGCATTTAAAAGACTTGGTATTAATAAAGAAAATGTTATGCAACGTAGACACTACGAGGACTTAGGTAAAAAAATAAATTTACCATTAGACTATAATGATTATGATGAAGAAGAGACTGGTTTGTTTACCACTAAAAGTGATTATCTTAGAATAATTAATCTAGCTAAACTTAGAAACATTACAGTAGACCAACAATTTAATCTTGGAGAACACAACCAAGATGTAGAATATGATAAGCTAAATATTATTGCTAATGAACTAGACAGATATAAAAAAGAATATGCTTTAATAGATTTTAATGACATGATCTTAGACTTTGTAAGGTCAGATAAATCTCCAAAGTTTGATGTAGTTTTTATTGATGAAGCTCAAGACTTATCTCGTATGCAATGGGATATGGTTAATCATTTTAATACGCAGGATTCTTTTATAGCTGGTGATGATGACCAAGCTATTTTTAGATGGGCAGGTGCAGACGTAGACAGCTTTATTACACAAACAGGTAAGATGTTACACCTAACTCAATCAATGAGAATTCCAAGAAGTGTTCACGACTTTGCTATGAAAATTATAGAACGAGTTTCTAATAGAATACACAAAGAATGGAAACCAAAAACTGTAGAAGGTTCTGTAAAGATGTATGAATCTTTTGAAGATGTTAATTTAAGTAGTGGTGAGTGGATGGTTTTAACTAGAACAAGACATATGTTAGATGCCATAGAAGAAACTTTAAAGACCAGGGGTTTATATTTTGAAAATAAATTTAAAAAATCTTATGAAAGAGATATTCAGGAAGCAGCTATTGATTGGCATAATTTACTAAAAGGACACTTATTAAGTTATAAACAACTAGAAAATATTGCTAAGTACATGGGTCCAGGCCATTGGCATAAGAAAAAAATGAAAGGAATGGTTAAAGAATCTTTCTATGGATTAGACACATTAATTCAAGATTACGGTCTGCAAATTAAAACAGATTGGTTTCATGCATTTGATGACTGTTCAAATGATAGAAAAGAGTATATAAGAGCTATGAGAAGGAATGGAGAAAGTTTGAAAGATAGTCCAAGAATACATTTATCAACTATACACAGTGTCAAGGGTGGTGAAAAACAAAACGTAGTTTTATTAACTGACCTTACACACAATACAAACAAAGCTTACGAAAAAAATCCAGACGATGAGAACAGATTATTTTATGTAGGTGCAACAAGAGCAAAAGAAAACTTACATGTTATCCAACCCAAAGATGATTATAAAAGTTTTCAGTTAGGAGACTTATGAGTGTTTGGGACAAACAACACGGAGGTTCACATTATCAAAACTTTAAAATTCAACCAAGTAAATTTGTAGTTGAGAATGAGTTGCTCTTTCCAGAAGGCTGTGCTATAAAATATATATGTCGACACAGACTAAAAGGAAAGAAGGAAGATATATTAAAAGCTATACACTTTTTAGAAATGATACTTGAAAGAGATTATAAGGAAATAGAAGAACCAAAAGAAAATAAACCAGAAGACAAACCTAACACATGGGGAATTGTTAAATGAGGGTAGTACAAAATTATTTAAACCAAGATTATTTTAATCAACTTACAAAAGCATTTGTAGAACCTGATCCAACTTTTCCAGTCTACAGACAGCAAAGAGTTGCGTACACAAAAGGAAAGATACGTAAAAAACATTTTTATTTTACTCATATTTTTTTTAACAATGAAATTACAAGTAAATATTATGATTTATTAAAACCTCTTGTTTGGGATATTCTTAAGGTAAAAGCATTAATAAGAATAAAATTAAATGTATATCCTAGAACAGATACTTTATTACACCATGGCTCACATGTAGATTATGATTTTAAACACAAAGGTTTATTATTATCTCTAAATACCTGTGATGGAGGAACCCGTATAGGTAAAAAATTTATACCAAGTGTAGCAAACCAAGCTTTATTTTTTAATGCTGGCGTTACTCATAACAGTACAACTTGCACAGACCAACAAACTAGAATCAACATTAACTTTAATTATTTTTAATGATACAAAAACCTTTATTTGCGCCACAAGTAGAATGGACACCGCCGCAAGATTTTCCAGATTTATCTAAATATGAAGAGATAGCAATTGATTTAGAAACAAAAGATCCAGAACTAATTAAAATGGGATCAGGTTCAGTAACTGGTAAAGGAGCAATCGTTGGTATAGCAGTAGCTGTACATGATTGGTCTGGTTATTATCCTATTGCTCATGAAGGTGGTGGCAACATGGATAAAGCTAAAGTTTTAAAATGGTTTCAAGGAGTTCTTAACACAGACGCTATAAAAATATTTCATAACGCCATGTATGACGTGTGCTTTATACGAGCAACAGGTTTAAGTATTAACGGTAAAATTGTTGACACGATGATTGCATCGGCCGTGGTTGATGAAAATCAAATGCGTTATGACCTAAACAACTGTGCTAAAAGATACACCGGAAAAACAAAAAGTGAAACAAATTTATATGAAGCTGCAAAGAGTTGGGGGGTTGACGCTAAAGCAGAAATGTATAAACTACCTGCCATTTATGTTGGCGAATATGCAGAAAAAGATGCTGAGATAACATTAGCTCTTTGGCAAGAACTAAAGAAAGAAATTTTACACCAAGATATACAATCTATTTTTGATTTAGAGACTGAACTTTTTCCCTGCCTCGTTGATATGAGATTTTTAGGAGTTCGTGTAGACGTTCAAGGCGCTCATAAATTAAAGCAACAGTTAGTTGCACAAGAAAAAGAATACCTACAAGAAGTAAAAAAAGAAAGTGGAGTAGACGTTCAAATATGGGCGGCCAGGAGTATTGAGCAAGTTTTTCAAAAACTTTCCCTACCATATGACCGAACCGATAAAACAAATTCTCCATCATTTACTAAAAACTTTTTACAGAATCACCCCCACCCAACAGTGAAACTAATTGCCCAGGCTCGTGAAATAAACAAAGCCCATACCACCTTTATTGATACCATATTAAAGCATAATCACAACGGAAGAATTCATGCAGAAATTAACCAACTTAGGTCCGATAATGGCGGAACTGTCACAGGTAGATTTAGTTATTCTAACCCAAATCTACAGCAAATTCCTGCCCGAAACAAAGACCTTGGACCACGGATTAGGTCATTATTTGTGCCCGAGGAGGGCCATACATGGGGTTGTTTTGACTATTCTCAGCAAGA